TTTAGAATCAGAGTTAGCAAAACAAAGTATGCCAGATGCACGAGAAAGAAGAAGGGTAGCTTCAGCTACTAGATTTGCTGGTGAATTAGGAGCTGTAGCTGATGCGTATGCTAAGGCCGGAGAAGTAGCTGCAAAAGGAATAAGAAATCCAACAGCAACCTTTAGTGTTTAAATTTGGTTGAACTAAAATTTAGATAATAGTTTTTAAAACGCATGGGAAGAAAATCTAGTCCACCACCAAATATAATTAAATCAGAACCAGCTAAGCCACCACAGCTTACACAAGTTCCCTCTCAATCTGTACAGACACAGACGGCATTAAATGAAGCTGCTAATAAACAAACAAGATTAAATATGGAGTTAGGAGCTCAGTTAGATAGAACTAATGCTGACTTCTTTGCTACACAAGATATAAGAAGAACACAGGCAACTGCTGCTGAAAATAGATTAACAACAAGAGTAGCTGGAGAAGAGACAAGGGGAACAATAAGAACTCAAGGTCAAGAAGATCGTGCATTAACAGCAACAACAGGTCTTGAGTATAGAAGAGGATTAGAAACAGCTGGATCTCAGGATAGAGCATTAACAAGAACTACTGGTCAAGAAACAAGAGCAACACAGGGACAACTCTTAGCTGGTCAAGAAAGACAGATTGGACAAAGAGGTCAACAGGAAAGAGCAGCTATCAGAACTACTGGACAGGAAACTAGAGGTATCAGAAGAACTGAAGGGCAACAAACGAGATTGACTGCTGCTGAACAAGGAAGACAGCAGAGAGCCGGAATCCGTACTACAGGAATAGAGGAACGTGCTGGAACAAGAGAAAGAGGTAGGGAACAGAGAGCAACAGACTTGCAACAAGAGATGTTCAGACGCTATAAAGAGAATAGAGATTTCGAACAGGCAACTGGTTCTTATAGAGTATGAAGAAATGGGTTCAATCTTTAAATAACAAAGATCGCGAATCCTTCCTTGAATTTTGTAAAAAAACAGCTTCTCCAGTACAGATATATTTATTTTCTAGATTTTTAGGTTTCCAAGGAACGATAGTGGAATGTAATGAATGGTCTACAAAAGAATTTAAAAAACGAAATTTTAATGAAGTTTTAGAAACAGAAATAGATAATATGCGTGAAGATATTGCAAAGCTAAGACAAGCTATCGATATGGGATTAGTTAAACAAGATATGGGTGCAGCCAGAATAGCAATGCTTCAAAAAGAACTACGTGGAGCTATAAAACAAATTGATGATAAAAAAGTTCTCATGGATAAACAAGGATTAATTCTTGCTGGTGCTGATAGAGCATTAAGAGAGATGCTATCTATATTTAGAGATGATCCAATTGAAGGTCCTTTACAGGAAGCATCTATGGGAGTCTGGACAAAAATACTTCAGGAAGAATCTTAAGCCAAAACACGCTATGCTACAAACATGGCAGGAACCAGTATTTATAGCGTCTACAGACGTACAGCAAGAGCAGCTGCAAAACAACAAGTAGTTAAAAAAACTTCTAATGTTGATGTAGAAAAAGCTAGAAAAGATTTTGCATATTTTTGTGATGTCGTAGGGGGAAAACCACCTGCGAAACACCACCTCGAATGGCATAAATATCTTTGTACGAATGATGATAGTATTTGTTTAAAAGGTATAGCCGGTCCGAATATAGATATTCTTGCTCCAAGAGGATCTGCTAAATCTACAGTATTAGGTTTATATACAGCATGGGCTATTGGGGTACATGCTTTAAATAAATTACCTTTAAAAATTTTATATATTTCTTATACCGTTGATGTAGCTCGACCAAAGAGTGCAGCAATAAAAAGAATTATAGAAGAAAGTAAAATTTATAAAGAAATTTTTCCTATGGTAAAGATTGCTAAGGGAATTAATTCTAATGAATATTGGAGTATAGATTGGAAGTTTGCAGGGATTAAATCCACTGGTGAAGAAGAATTTAGTGTTTGTTGTGCCGGATTAAAAGGTGCTGTTACTTCTAAAAGATCTCATCTTTGCATAATAGATGACGCAATAAAAAGTGCTGATGATATTAAAAATAAAGATATTCGCCAAGCTATGGAAGATAACTGGAATGCAGTTATTGTTCCTACTATGTTTGAAGGTGCAAGAGCTATTTGTCTAGGAACTAGATTTAGACATGATGATATTCACAACACTACATTCTTACCTTCTAGTGGTTGGAAACAAATAGTTCAATCAGCTATTACTGTAGATAAAGAAGGCGAAGAAATATCATATTGGCCGGAGATGTGGTCACTTGATTATCTTGCTGACCGAAGAAGAATTGCACCTGTAGCTTTTAGTTTTCAATATCAAAATCAAATTGTACAAACAAGTGAATTATCTCTTTCTCCAGATTTAATTGTTAAAGGAACTATATCAACTGAATTTGATTCTTTAGGAGTTGGTGTTGATTTATCTGCTGGAGTTAGAGAACAGAATGATTACACAGTTTTTGTTATGGGTGGCAGAGTAAAAGATAAAATCCATATTATTGATTGTAAAAGAGTTAGGGTGATGGGAAATTTAGAAAAATTAGAACTTTTGATGGAAATGATGGAAGAATGGGGAATAATACATAAAGATGGTAAAAATTATTTTCCGACAGGTAGTTCTATAGATGTATGGTCAGAGGCAGTGGCATATCAAGCGTCATTAGAAGCTGACTTTAAAAGAATATGTTTACAGGAACAAGGTTTATATAATTTAATTTGGCATCCTGTTAAAGGTTTTCGTGGAGATAAAGTTGCAAGATTTCGAGGAATTATGGGACTTTTCGAACAAAGAAAAATAATATTTAACAAGTTTAGAAAGATGGGTCCTTTAACAGATGAGATTATAAATTTTGGGGTTAGCTCACATGACGATTGTGTAGATGCCTTAGTGTGGCTATGTAATGGGTTAATGACTCGCGGAAAACTTGAGTTAGAGTATTGACCAATTAAACTATTACTATCAACAAACAATGGCAACTACGTATTACAAAATCGAATTAGAGCAAGATGCTTATGGATCTGCTGTAATTTGTCTTCCTGATGAACTATGCCACGACATGGCACTTGAACCTAATGAAAGGTTTGAAGTAGAATGTGAGGGAGATGTGATTACGTTAAAACGTGTTCACGCTGGATACACCATTGATCAGTAAACTGGGTTCTTAATCTAATGAGTGAAAGCAATAGCAAATCGATTCTGGAGGATATGATTAAATCCGTCATTACAAGGGACGGTAAGGGAACTGCAGATACTATGCTAATTAGTTCTCATTTATCCCAGATGAAGATGTTTGGGATAAGACAAGGAGTCGAGTTTTATCCAATGCAAGATAACCTTGGAACTCAGAGATTTGATTTTATACAGCAAGTAATTAAATTTAATCAATTAGATGCAAGACTTGATGCAATATGGGATAGATTTTTAGTTTATGGAAAAGGTTTATTTTATATAAGACCTACAAAAAAATCATATAGAATTTATTGGTTTAATAAAGATTCTTATAGATCATATTATTCGCCAGAGGGAGATCTTGAAGAAGTAGTAGTTATCTATCCATACAAAGTGAAATCTTCTAAAGGTTTTGCTGGAGTTGGTTTAAATACAGATAAAAGATATATGCGTCTAAAAATTACCGCAAAAGAAATAGAAGAGATTCATAGTGAGCAAGAATTAAAGTTTGATCAAGAAAGCACAAATTTTGCAGCTTTTGATAAAAAAATTGTAGAAAATACTATGGAGTTTATTCCATGTGTAGAAGTATTTAATAATCCTGATGCATTTGGAACTGAAGGTTCAGGTGAATTTGAATTTTTAGCTAATCAAATCATTGCTCATGATGAAATGGTAAAAAATATTAGAGCAAACTTATCATTCTTTGGTAATCCAACTCTTCTCTCATCTAGACCTAAACAAGACATTGTAGAAAGTGACTCTGAAACTGCACAAAGACCAAGTATATCCAGTCAGTCTGGTTTTGGTTCGAATGTTGACCTATTTAGTTCTACATATAAATCTGATCCTGTAACAAGAGCCCCTGCCGGATACTCAGGAAAACCCGGAAGTGGAATGAGAGTACCAAGAGTTATAGCTAATTTGGAGCCTTCCGATCGTGTTGGATTTATTACACCTAATCCTGTTGGATCCGATCAAGCTCGTTATACAGAAC